GGTAACAAAGACGGAAAAAAAATCGCGTTACAGCGATATTATAAAGATAAACTATACAATGACTTCGACAAATTCAGAATTTCTGAACACATGAAACGGAAAGAACGTGCAAAAGATGTGGATAAGTCACGGGAGCAAATTAATAAAGATATGGAAAAAGAAGAACAACTTCGCATTTATCAAACCAATAGAACAATAAAACGTTATGAAAGTATTTAAACAATGGAGCAACAGCGTACCAACAGAAGGCAAAAAGTTTACACTGCCTTCATTAACAGTACCAGACCAAACTATGAGTATGCGAACTATTCTTGATAGGTATGCAAAGGGTCTGCCGGTGGCAGACGGAAAAGAAGCAATCTGGGATGATGACGCCGAGAATTCGAGTGGCATCAATCCAAAAACATTGGATTTAGTAGATTTACAAGAAATGGGTCTAAGTAACAGGGACAAAATAAATCAATTGGAAAAGGTCAAAAAGGAAGAGGAAATTTACATTTCCAACAAAAAGGCCGAGCTTAAAGCGCAGGCCAAACAGGAGTTAATCGACGAGATAAAAAAGGCGACGGAGGCGCCACAGCACTAATATACCTTGATATATTAGTGCTAATTGACACACATGTCATACGGAAAAGAGCTAGCGCAAGGCGCGGGCGGAAATATAGTAAGCGATATTACAGGCTTACCAATGTATTATCTTCAAAGGCATCACGCCAAAAAGGATTACGAAAGAGTTAGAGCAGACAATAGGGCAGATTGGGAAATGGCCAATCGTTATAACAGCCCAGTCGAACAGATGAACAGGCTTCGCGAAGCGGGTTTAAACCCAAATTTAGTATATGGAAAAGGAGCGGACCAAGCGGCTGTTATGTTAAAGGGCGCGGATTTAGATTCACCAGCTCCAAAAAGTAACAACTTGGTGGCTCCAGTAAGTCCACAACAAAGCCCAATAGTAGGTCAACAGCTACAGCTTCAAAAGGCTCAAACAGACAATATAATGGCTGATACAAGAAATAAAAACGCTCAAAATGTATTACTAGAGTTAGAAAGTATTCAAAAACAGATAAAGAATGCAACAGACGAAATACAAAGGAGAGAACTCGAAGAACTATATGCAGACAGAATAGAAAGGTATCGTTTAGAAAATGACGCAATAGGTCAAAACATACTCAGTAACGACCAGCGAATGAGCTTAGATTTACAAGCGAATGATAGAGCGTGGCTAGATAGCGCAGCCAACCGGAGCGAAGGGTTGCAGCGCATAGCCGAGAGTAAAAGTAGAATGCTACAAACTAGCAAAATTAACGCCAAAACAGATAAAGAGATTCAGTATCTCAATAAGCAAATCGAGAACATGGAGTTCGTCAAAAGAGTATCACAAAGTGATGCGGTTATCAAAGAGTTGGACGCACAACTCGCTCAACAAGGTGTACCACAGAACTCCAATTATATATGGAAAACTATGGTTGAATTCAGTGATTGGGTATCTACAAGCACTACACAGGCTGCACAGGATTTCAAACGAATAATGTTGGCATCACCTCAACAAATAAACACGACAAACGCTGGCCCTGCCGTACGTGAATATATGCGTACTCACAAGGTTCGTTCATCATATGACAGACAAATTGATGATTCGGAGCGTAAACAACAAGGAGGTTCTTGGTGACGCGAGCAAAAAGGTTGAGGAGGACGTACGAACTCACAAAGTGAGTGAGGACGACGAAACCCACAAGCGCAGCGCGTTAGAATCCAAGACGGAGTTTTAAGCGACCAATATACAAAAATATGGGATACAGACGAACAAATCGGAGAAAAGGCTACAAGTCACGGGCCAAAGGAAGTCGGACTTATTACGTTTCACGTGGTGGTATTAGGTTGTAATCATGGCAAATCTATTCAATTCGGTCAAGATGACCAAGCCCAATCGCAATGCGTTTGATTTGACGCATGACGTCAAGATGAGCGGCAAAATGGGCAATCTTATGCCCTGTTGCCTAGCGGAAGTCGTCCCGGGCGACAAGTTCACGCTTGCAAGTGATGTATTTCTGCGTTTCGCGCCATTAGTTGCACCAGTTATGCACAGAATCGACGTATCGGTTCATTACTTTTTTGTTCCCAATCGTATTCTTTGGGACAACTGGGAGGATTTTATTACTAATGAGCCTACAGGCGCATTTCCCAGAATTTCAGTCACTGATGCATTATCACCGGAACAAAAAAGGCTTCTAGATTATTTAGGAGTACCACCAGTACCTACAGGAGGCGCAACTGCAGAAGTAAACGCATTGCCTATGGCAGCTTATCAATGTGTATATAACGAGTACTACAGAGACCAAAATCTTATTCCAGAGGTAAACTACAAATTAAACGACGGTTTAAACTCTCCAGCTGAACTATGTAAGCTCAGAAAACGTGCATGGGAACATGACTATTATACAGCCAGTTTACCATTCGCTCAAAAAGGAGCCGCAGTAGATATTCCACTAGGAGAAGTACAGCTGAAGGATGACTGGAATAACGGAGGAAACAAACCATCAATGAAAGACACGTTAGGCGGTGTCGTATTTAGTGGAAACGTCCAACAAGATAGCACAGTAGCAGGAGGTCAACTAAAAGTAGGAGGAACACAGCCAGTCGCATTCGACCCAGACGGTACTTTAGAGGTTACACCAACAACAATTAACGAGTTACGTCGTGCATTCAGATTACAAGAGTGGTTAGAAAAGAACGCCAGAGGCGGTACTAGATACATCGAGAACATATTAGCCCATTTTGGGGTAAGAAGTTCAGACAAACGTCTACAACGTCCAGAATATATCACAGGTATGAAAACACCTGCGGTTATTAGCGAAGTTCTCAATATGACAGGAACAGACACAGCACCACAAGGAAACATGGCAGGCCACGGAGTATCAATCGGAGGCGGCTACAAAGGCAATTACTATGCAGAAGAACACGGATACATCATTGGCATTATGTCCGTTATGCCAAAAACAGCTTATCAACAAGGTATTCCTAAAAACTACCTCAAGACGGACCCTACCGAATTTTATTGGCCCAGCTTTGCGCATATCGGGGAGCAAGAGGTACAGCAACAAGAAGTATATGCGTATACGAACAATGCTAAAGATACATTTGGCTACGTCCCACGCTATGCCGAGTATAAATTCTTACCCAACAGGGTTGCGGGAGATTTTAGAACAAGTTTGGACTTTTGGCATTTGGGGCGAATATTTGCTAATGAGCCGACATTGTCACAAGAATTCGTTGAGATGGACTCGGAGGATATCGACGAGCGTATCTTTGCTGCCGGAAGTTTAGAGGACAACTTGTATATACAGGTATTAAACAAAATCAAAGCGATTCGCCCAATGCCAGTATTTGGAACCCCACAATTCTAAGCCATGTTTGATAAAGACAATATGGTGTTTATAACACCACAAGGACTATGCATGATGAAAAAACACCGTAATGGCAGAGTATTTCAATTGCATATGGATTGGGACACATTTTTAACTTATGGGTAGATGCGTATCACCATTCAGGAAAAAAGGCACAGTTATAGATTTACCATGCGGAAAGTGTTATGACTGCAAAATGCGAAGAATATCTGGGTGGAGTTACAGATTAATGAAAGAGGCCGAAGTAAGTACTTCGGCCTTTTTTGTAACTCTTACATACAGCCCAGAAAACACGAGGATTACCCCCAAAGGATATATGACAACAGACAAAAGAGATATACAATTATTTATGAAAAGATTGAGAAAACTCAATAAAGAAAAGTTAAAATACTATGCCGTATCAGAATACGGAGGTAAAACAGATAGGCCACACTACCACATCATTCTATTTAACGCAGACGTGGAAACGATACAAACTGCATGGGATTTAGGCCATATTCATGTAGGTAATATCAGTGAGGCATCAGTAGGCTATACAATGAAATATATATCGAAAGGAGGTAAAATACCCAAACACAAAAACGATGATAGAACCCCAGAATTCTCACTTATGAGTAAAGGATTAGGAAAAAACTATTTAACAGAGGCAATGATAAAATATCACAAACACGATGATTTCATGCTGGACCGCGCATTTATAGGTATCAAAGACGGAAAAAAAATCGCGTTACCGCGATATTATAAAGATAAACTATACAATGACTTCGACAAATTCAGAATTTCTGAACACATGAAACGGAAAGAACGTGCAAAAGATGTGGATAAGTCACAGGAGCAAATTAAAAAAGATATGGAAAAAGAAGAAAAACTTCACATTTAG